GCATCGACTTTGGAGTAGTACTCCACAAATTCTTGTAACTGTTCAACAGTTGTAATGATATTCATAATGCCCCTGAAGTGTTAGAAGTGGAGAGCCGAAGTAAGAAAGGGAGAAACAGCCTTCGGCTCCCCACAGTGAGTGAGTTGGTTAGGAAACGAGCTGACGTGCTACTGCTAGCATATCTTCACGTGGGGCGACGTAGATAGCGTCAGGACCGTATGCAACAGCATCGGTCAGAGTAGCCATCAACTGCTCCGCATCCAACTCCCAGTCTTCTGCTAGGTCAGTTGACTTTACACGGTTTAGTGTGTACTGAGTCTCACGACCTGTGCCAAGACGAGCAATAGCCCAGAAGTGCTTAGACAATGGGCCCAGCTTTGGGTCCTCGTTAGCAGCCTGTAGCTGACGGGCGAATGTAATAGGGGCGGTTAGAATCTGAACGCTAGGAACTTCGTCAGTCATTACCATCACGTTAAAAGCGAACTTTGGACGTGGGGTGTCACCAGCAATGGTGCACAGTGGGCATTCATCGCCTAGGCAAATGAATGAACGACGGCCTTCCTTGATTGCGTCAATCCAGTGTAGTTCGTAAACCATGAATGGTTCATCACTGAGGAAACGCACAAGCTGTGCCTGCTCGCTGAACTTCATGTCTGTAGGATACAGACTCTTTTGTTTTGTTGGCTTTAGGAAAGCAGCTGCTGCTCCCCATCCTGCCTGCACAGTGGTGCCGTGCTTTGGTGTTGCTGTTTCACTGTCTTCTACTAGGTAGTCATCAGCGTTGAACGAAGGCTGTGTAATAGCCATAGTTATTTCTTCTTTCGGTCGGAGGCCTTGCGGCTCTCATTTTGTCGGAGGTCTTACGACTCTCGGGTTTCCACCGCGTCTTTCCAGCGATTAATAATAACCTCTGTTAAGTCGTGATGTTGGTTCCATTCTACACGAGCAGAACCAAGAAGTCCACGCCTTGTGAACTCCTCAATGGTAATCTCGATTAAGGCTCTTGTGTAAACACGATTACCTAATACCTTTTTACCATTAAGACTCTTAGAACGCAAGCGATAGGGAGCAGCAGGGATGTACCCCTTTTTTTCCCATAGACGGATAGTAACAATAGTTTTCTCTAAAGCATGTGCTAGAGCACTGATTGTAAACAGTTCTGTCTCCACTCCTTTTATACTGCGAACGATAGGAGTTGCATCCCATCCATTCGATTCACCCATAATTTTCTTACGGCGTTTTTCAGCAACTGTGGTGGTCGGTTTGCGTAACTTTTTTGAGCCAGGTGCGCGGTCAAGACCCTCGAAAGCTTCAAGGATTTCTTTTTCACTGCGCATACCTGGCATGTTTAATCTTTACTTTCTTGTCCAGAGTGCCCATGATATAGCAACAGGGAACATTTCGTCAAGTTGTTGTTCGGTAATTTTTCCATCGTAGTAAGCAGCCATTAGCTTTTCTTCACTCAATGTCTTTACCATTTCGTAGACTTCTTCTTCAATACCAGCAGCACTGATAATAGATTCAGCTACGTCTTCGTCTAGCTTACGAGATGCTTTACGCATCTTCTCTAGGCGAGAGATTCCATCAATTGGGTTTTCGAGGTCAATCAGCCAGTTGCCGTCGCCATCTTCGTAACCTTGCTCATCAATCTTTTGAGAGATAAGTTTGTTTAGTTCTTTTGTACGAGCTTCCATTAGCTTCATGCTTGCCTTTAGGCGAATGTACTCTGCTACCTGAGTAGTAAAGTCTTCCGGGTCAGCAAACTCGCGTGGTTCTTCTGGAATTAAATTAGCCATTTTATTCTCCTTTTTGTTTTGTTAGTAAGTAGTCTACTAAAATTTCTACTGTTGTCAAGGACGCCCAGTCCTCGTCAGGTATTTCAATCTTAGTCTGTTCTTGTGTGTTTATCAAGATGGTCATGATTGATATAGAGTCAATGTCTAACTCATCAGACAAAGACTTGGTTAATCCAATACTAGACTCTGGGTAGTTGGTTTCTGTATGTATTACATTTAGTACGATTTTAGTTAAATCGTCTTTTGAGTGCTCCATTTAGTTTCCTTAGATTATTTTATTTGTAATAAATTCTATAAGGCTTCCAACCGTTAAGTCAACTCCGCCCTTAGAGTTTATGTTGGCTCCGTCTAGGATTGCTCCTGCAACGGCTCCCTTCTGCTTGAGCATATCATACTGACGTTGCTCAATCGAATCTTTGACTAGAATATCTTGAATTGTGATGGTTGTCCAGTCGCTAGATGTTCTGTTAATTCTACCATTTCGTTGAACTGCAAGTCCAGAGCTCCATGGTTGGTCGTAGTTTACCAGAAGATTAGCTTGAGGTAAATCAACGCCATAACCACCTGCGTCGGAACTAACCAATACGCGAACATCAGCTCCCGTTTGAAATCTGACCTTGGCGTCTTCTTTTTGTTTTGCATTCATTTCTCCTGTGTACTTTACGGCTGTTATACCTGACTGGGATAGCTGCTCAACTATTCTGTCAACTGATTCCAGGTAAGATGAGAATACTACAGCTTTATATGAAGAGTCAATATCAAGGTGTTCTTTGATATACCCAATAGCGGAGTCTAGTTTAGGGGTCTTAGATACCCCATCTAATACTTCTAGTAGGGAGTGTATATATGAGCTGCCTTTTCCCGTTTGGTTCTCAAAGTTTGCAGCACTGCTGTGAAGCAAGAATGGATTAGAACAAAGCATTCGTAGTGCAGAAATCCTAGACATAATTTGCCCCCGCATCTCGTTCATTGGGTCCCCTGGGTCAAAAGCCTGTCCGTAATGGGCAGCTAGGTTAAAGTTTGCACCGAATAGTTCTTTGGCCTCAGTTAATAGGTTTAGTAAATCAGTTGCTATATAGTTGTAAACTTTTTGGGCACCTGGGTCTAGCTTTACTAATAGCGGCTCTCTGTATACAGCGTCTGGTAGGTATGGTTTAACATCCTCGTCTTTTTGAGACTTTCGCACAGTGTGCTTCATTAAAGATGAATGAAGGGTAGGTATATTGCGGTATCTTTGAACGCCACCAAAGTAATTTCTTACTATAAACGTCTTGTCAAAGATGTCAAATCTTCCTAAAACTTTTGGGTCAACAAACTGCATGATAGAAAAGATTTCTTCTGGCTTACCGTTTTCAATTGGGGTTCCTGTAAGGGCAAATCTTATTGGAATATTTTTAGATAGGTCTTTTACTTTTTTAGCTCGCTTGGCTCGGAATCCTTTGATGGCAGTTGCTTCGTCACAGATGATGGCACTGAACTCAAACTGCTTTAGAACTTCCCAGTCGTTTAAAACTTGCTCGTAGTTCATTACTACATAGTTATTCTGAGTAACCTTTTCGTATTGTTCTTTTCTTTGTTTTGGAGTTCCGTCTACAACAATTACTGAAGAGTCACTGAACTTTAATATTTCTTTTTCCCATTGATATTTAAGGGATGCTAGACATAAAACTAATACAGGCTTAACCAGCTTGCCTTTAGTTCGCAGCTCTTCAATAGCTGCAATAGTCATCGGGGTTTTTCCTAGACCCATTTCATATGCTACCAGAATGCATTGTTGTTCGACCATCTTGGCTACTGCCTCAACTTGATACGGCTTGAGCGTTCCCTTGAACATAGGCTGATTCTCCAAAAAGTGCTGATATGGCGTTTTCTACACCCCAGCGCAATTCTTCGTCAGTCATATCGCCAGGGTCTTTGACTCTACTACTACCATAGTTGAAAAAGTGGAGATTTAAACTGTATTTAAGCCCAAATTCTAGGAGCTCTTTGGAAGCCTTTTGGCCCGCTTTGTCGTTGTCAAATGCGGCAATGATTTTTACAGAGGAGCGAAGAAGCTTGACTTGGTCTTCTGATAGTGATGAGCCGCAGATAGCAACCGCTCCACTAATGCCAGCAGAGGATAACCGAAGACAATCAAGAGGGGATTCGACAACCACCACGACATCTTCGTTTTGACTCTCAACTCCAAATAGTGTTTTAGATTTTTGTAATCCTGCTGGGCGATTTTTAAACGTACGGTCTACTGTTCCTTTTTCTTGCCATCCCATAAGTTTGTTAGAAGTTGGCTCACGTAAAGGCAGAACCCAAGTTTTTGACTTAGCGTCCCATAAGACACCGTAGTCAGCTGCATCTTTAGCTGTGATATTGCGAGAGTCTAGGGCCTCTTGTGGAGGCTCAACAAATACTGCTAAACGGGCTTCAGACATTTCTAAAGGTTTTGCGTATTCATTTATATAAGAAGGCATAGCCATTAAAGCAGCCTGCAAGTCTTCTATAGAGATTTCTGCAGCAGTAGCCAGCCAAGATTCAGCAGCACGGTAATCATACGAACCATTAAAGTAAAAGCCTTTAACGTCACATATTAACTGTAAAAGGTTTCCCTTGTATCCGCAGGAGAAGCAGGTATGTAATCCAGAATCTAAATTAATCCACCAAGATGGGTTATTATCTTCTTTTCCTGTGCGTTCATAGTGAGTAGGACATAACGCCAAAGCTTCATGACCGTGGTCAGTAAAATCAATACCTAGTGCCGTAAGAGCTAAAGGAATGTCGTACATTATGGGAGACTCCAAGGAGTACAGAACTTACAGGTAGCTTGAGCTGTCTCGTCGTGGAAACAACCGGTGTCCCAGTTCCAGGTAATTGATGTCTCCGATGGAGGACAGTTACGAGCCTGAACAACCTTTAGCAAACGAACCATATCATCGTTCTCAACGGGTTCCAGGCCAAGGATAACGTCTGAGTCTTGGAAGAATGAGGAAGAGTAACCAATAGAATCTGCAGATACTTTTCCACCTTTCATCTTCCATAGCAATGTCTGTGTAGTAATGACAATTGGGATGTTAAGACGCTGTGCCACACGCTTCAGACCACGAGTAATATTAGTCAATGCCTGCGGAGTGTTAGCCTCTCCAGTAACCTGGTCCAGCATCAGGTACACACCATCCACAAATAAAATGTCTGGATTTAGTTGCTCAGCCTTGGCCAGTAAAGAGTCAATAGTCAAACCGTTGACTGCGTCAACTAAATGAAATGGGTGAGCCTGGTCCATATAAGCAAGCATTTTTTTGTAGCGAGTCTCCTCTGGTGGGTGAAGCTTTCCGCGACGAAGACGTGCGTTGCTGATGTGTGCCCTCATAGAGTCGTGACGCTGTGACTGTTCGTGGTTGTTCATCTCAAACGACTGGAACATAGGTGTCATTCCAGACTTGTGTACATTCACAGCCATCTGTAGAGCAATCTGTGACTTACCTGTCTTAGGGGGAGCAATCACAGTAATTAACTGTCCTCCTTGGAGCCCTGCAGTTGCCTCGTCGATTTTCTCAAATCCTGTAGGAACTCCAAGGAGAACAGAGTTTTGAACATTCTCGTACTCTTCCCAACGCTTGTCTGGGTCACGAGTCAAGTCAATATGTGTAGTACCAATAACCCCCTGGTCATTAACAAGAGTGATTACCTTACCCATCTCCATAAGAGCCGCATCATGGTCATTCATGGTCATCTTTTGGACAACCTCAGTCACACCCTGACGAGTTATAGAGTTACGACGAAACTCCACCATCTTATCAATGAGATAGTCCATCGTGTCTTCGACTTTAAGTATTTGAAAATTAGGGAAGTTATCCTTGACCGCAACGACAGTTGGGACCTCACGGTAGGTTGTGTAGTGCTCACGTACAAACTTCCAAACACGACGCAAGTCGTCATCAATAATCCAGTCGTCTTTTATTCCGTGTTCTAAAACTGGAATGATGTGGCGTTCTGCAATTACCTTGCTTACAAGTCTGTATTCGTTATCGTGTGCCATTTAGTGCTCCCTTATAAGTTGTTTAGTTCGATACCCCATGAGCCGTATCTTGCAACACGACTTTGTAAATCTATCACACCTTTTAAATTATTGCGATAGGGTAAGTCCCCAATAAAATCCTCGATGTTTACATAAAGCTCTGCGTAGTTAAATGGATTACCACCACGACGCTCAAGCTTATCAATAAACGCATCAAGAGTTTCTTGAGTCCAAAGTTCATCTTCAAAAGCTGCAAGTTCAACTGATAATCCATAACGGTCAGCAAGCCTCCAGAGTTCAGATAAAGCTAGGTTATTTAGTTTTGAGTAGGTGCGGTACTGTGTGCCACGAAGAAACTTACGTTCCTCTTTTATTACTGACTCACAGACCACGTCTATTACTACGATTATGCGTGGGGGAGTTTCATTAGAAATGTCTCCTCCGCGCATTATCCTATTTCTATTTTTCCGTATTTAATTACGAATTCCCTAGATGTTTCTGAGGATGTAAATGCAGTAAAGGCAAGTTCATCTGGAATGTCTTCAGGTACAAGAAGTCCGAAACTCCCATTGTTCTTTTCAATACGTTTAGTGACTTTTAAAGAATGTGGACAATACGTAAGCCTGTCAAAAGTTTCACAGGTACAGCGTATGTTAGCTGCCCCATCAGCGTGTATTGAAACTTCTGATATGCGTGGAGCTCCGTATTTATCTAGGTTTTTTTCTAAAAATATCTGTATTGTTCTCCAATTATGGTTCATTGTCTATCCTTCCTTACGTAGGTCTTTGCCTACTAAGCGAACCAGGTGGAACGCCTCAAAAGCAAAACTGCCCATAGCTTTGCCGTATACTTTCTCCCAATCTTCACGGTCACGATTAGTGGTGATGATTGTTGGTAGAGCTTTATCATAACGGGAACGAAGAACTTCGTCAAATGATGAGTCATCATACTTCGAGCCGTATTCTTTTCCTAGGTCATCTAGCACTAGGACACGAACGTTTAGATGGTCCATCTTTGAACGCCCGTGGAATCCTTCCATCTCTGCGATAAGAAGTTCACGCTCATCGCCTTTGGCATCAAACGTAGCCTTTTTCTTTGATAAGAAATCAGGAAAAGTTAAGTAATACACAGGACGCATGGCCTGACCAAAGTCAGACGCTGACACGCCAAGAATCTTACGCATCTCTTCATCGCTCTCAGGCAAGTTACGGACAAACTCCATAATTGCTGTCACAGCGTGAGTTGTCTTGCCCAATCCTGGACTACCGTCGAACAAAAGCCCGACACCAGTTACCCCAAGGCCACCGATTGCTTTGATAACCTCACCACGAAGAGCTGACTGAACCCAATCAGTAATCTCTTCTGGAAATGAGCCCTTGTCTTTTTCAATATCAGATGGCTCCAAACCTAAGAAACGGTGAGGAATGTTTGAGTTGCGGTATAGCCAGTTCCTCTTGAGAGGACTAAGTTCTGCGATGTTGTATGCCATTTATTTTCCCTTAATAGATAGTTCGTAACGGTCTCTAGCTTTACGGCCTGGAAGCGAGTTGTCAAACGCTTTGCCGTCAGAAGCATAAACATATACCCTGCGCTCAGAATCCGCAACAAGAGGCTCCTCAGCCTGAATTTGAGGCAATCCTAGGTTCTCTAGTGCCTTGTCTAAATGAGTCGTAAACATCTTCAAAAAACCACCAACAATAAACTTTGGGTTCTTTTTAGCGTTAATCAAAAAACGTTCATCAGCAAAATACATGCCCATAATCTCAAGTTCAATATCAGCGGTTATGCCGTGCTCCTTGCGCCACTTTGCCAAAGCACCACGAACGTTTGCGGTGTTTACCAAACCCGGGATACCCCGAACTCTAGCGTAAACCCGTGACGAAAACTCTGAGGCAACATCTGCCGCAGTCCACTCGGACTCTGAGCGTAAGTACCTAGTCTTTGGGTCACGTTTGCTGACCTTAGTACCCTCACGAGCAATAGCAATCTCATTGTCAAACCGACCAACACCTGCGATGTTGTCATCCGCATCTGGATTCCATTTGTTCAAAACAATCTCCTTTTTCATACTTGCCTCTCTCGGGGCGGTAGCCCCCAATAAATACGAAGTATTTATTGCTTTAGTAGTTAACGTAGTCTGCTGACTATCAGTATCAGTATAGACAGCTGTTGATGCCAAGTCAACTTGCAACAACTGATACTCATTTTTATACAGCCTACCCAAGTTACGTTTAGTACGGTGAGTAGCCACCAAACCCTTACCCTCTAGCTCACGAACAGCTAAACGAATGCTCTCCCGGGAATACCC